CGACCTAAAGTACGGTTCGTTTAGTTGTCCACCGTAACAGGGTGTTGCGATAAAAAACTTACTCTTACGAATCTCTTCAGTAGAGATCTGTACTTGCTTTGTTGCCATAATTAAACTCCAAAAAATAAATTATAATGCTTCAATTTCAAATGTTTTATATTTAAAAGAAGCGATACCTACGAAATACTCAACCGACGAAGATGTAATATCAAAATCTAAAGCCTCTACTGATATAGGAAAAGCATCTTTAAATCTAATATTAGTTTTAGGAACATTATTACTGTCCAAAATTGTTAAGGTTGCATCCGAATAAGCTAAAGCAATCGGTGCACCATGCGAGTCTTTTACAAACGGAAATAAATTCAACCGGTCTCCTGCAAAATTTCTATATTGATTATAGCTGTTAGGAAAGCCAAGTGCAACTAACCATTCATATATTTGTATGTAATTTGACATATCTTCGGTAATTAAAAACCGAATTGTAAAGTCTCCAAAGGAATTTTTATCTCCCACAACAGGAATATCAATAAAAGGAGAAGGCTGAACGGCAAAACCCAACGACAAACTAGGTAAGTTAGCCGATTGACAAGTATAGTTAACACCAGGCAAATTTTTAATACTAAACCTAAATGCATTAGGTCTAAGAAAATTTACCGACTGAGATGTGCTGATATTGCTTACATCACTTAGTATTGTAGAAATATTTGCTGTGTACATTTTATATCCTCTTATATATTTATACAACAAAAAAGGGAGCCGAAGCTCCCTTTAAATCCCGATCTGTGTCGGTTATTTTACATAAGGTTAACAACCTTAGTTTTGCGATAGTACTGGTTACGAGCAGCTGTAAATGTGTCGCCGTCAACTGTACCGTTAGATTGAACCACATAAGGATTAGCAATCATACCGTAACGAGTCTTGAAGCCAATTTTTGGCTGGAAGCTGGTAGGATCAATTGCGCGAACCATTTGCAACGGAACGTAAGGACAGTAGAAAATACCTGCGTCATAAGGTGATGTACCTTTGTAGCCAACAACGTAGAATTGGTTAGCAGAACCCAAGTTTGCTGAATAAGGATCAACATATACTTTAAAGCGTCCGTTTAGAACACCAGCAAATGTATTACCTGTATCGTCAACATTCAAGTTTGTTGAAAGAGCAGGAGCGTAATCCAATACACCAGCCATGGCCAATGCAGAAGCTACGTCAGCTGAACAAACGATGAAGTTGCCTTTACCACGACGAGTGTCTTGACCAATGTGGTTAGCATCGCGTTCCATATTGAACAACAAGCCTTTGAAACGCTCAACTGACCAACGACCGTTAGAGTCGATGTCAAGGTTAAATGTACCAGCAGTAGCAGTAGCAGGTGAACCGGCTTTAGCAACTGTATAGATTGTACGAACAACTTCACGGTTAATTTCAAACATAATTTCTTGTGAAAGAATGTTAGACAATTCGGACTCAGCATCCAAACCATGAACTGCTTTCAAGTCTTGAGCAAGTTCAAGAGTGTATTCAGCTTTAAGAGCACGTGACTTAGCTGTAACGGTTGTCTTATCAATTGAGAAAGACATTTGACCGAAAGCATTAGTAGCAGAGTCGCCCAATGCCTCAGCCTGAGCTGTAGACATACCACCACCATATGTATAGGTGCTAGTAGGATCTGTACCATTGTGAGTACCGTTATAAGGTGTACCAGTATCTGATCCAGCTGCCGTATAGGTAGAAGATGAGAACTGTGTATTTGCTTCGTTAAACAAAGCTTCTGTACGAGCTGTTGCAAGACGTGCATTACCGTAGTCTGAACGCATTGCAAAGATCAAACCTGTAGGACCTGTCATTGGTTGTACACCGCAGATGTCATAGGCCATTAGGTTAGGCATTGCACGACGTACGAGACCGATCATGATCGGGTCGTACTTAGCTACACCACCAGTACCGTCACCAATGTTGTTGGCAGGTGCAAGCTCGTTAAGCATTTGACGCTCTTCTGCAAGAGCCTTTTCTTGATTCTCTAAAAGTACGGCTGTTACTGTTCTTTTATAGTTGTCTTTAATTTCTGGAAGATCAGCGTGATTTAGGATCGCGCCCCACTTCTTTTGAATTGATTCTGATAAGTACATTACCTGTTCTCCTTTGTTGGAAATGTTTTTTTATTTATAATTAACGTGAACTCAAGGTTCTAGATAGAGCCGTCACGTATTTTGACATTGGGTCATTTTCGCTAAAAGCCTGGCTATTAGTTCCGCTTTCTTCAACAAGCATCTGCTCGGGAGAAGATTTAGCTGTCCTGGGGAAATAGTTTTCCTTAATAACAGAAACTTTCTCACGATATAGATCCTCAGAGTCAAAGTCTACACCTTCCACAAGCTTTTTAAGTTTGTCAGCTTCTGTATCGGCAAGATCTCTAGTTTGCTCATCAAGAATTTGGGCGCGAGTTACTGCAGCCAATTGTCTTGATAGGTCAACATTCTTTGAAATAGATTCATCTAATTGGTCTTTAAGTTCAGAAGTAGAATTAGTTAGTTCTTCAACTACATTGTATTTTTCTTCTGGTACTTCAATATAATGTTCTTTAAACAGATTTTTCATACCACTGATAAAATCTTCTGCGATTTCAGTACGAAGACCTGTTTCTACTGCCAACGCGTTCTCTTCTAACCATTGTTCTACAACGTAGTTAAGATACCCGTCAATTTTTTCTACCAATGCTTCTTTAAACTCTACCAATTGTTCGGCTGTTTGCTCTTCCAATGCAGTAGTAACTTCTTCCATTTCACTATTTACGCGTGCAATAACTGCAGCTTCAAAAATAGAAGTAGCTCTTGTTTTAAATTCTTCGGAAAGATCTTCACCAAAGATTGAGTTTAATTGAGAAGAAATATCGACTTCTTCTTGCGCATATGTTTTTCCAATACTGCCTTGGTTAGCAAAACCATAGGATGCTTTCTTAGATGAACCTTGCATTGGTGGGGTTTTGTCACCTTGACCTGAACCTTGACCAGCTTTAGAGGTATCTTTTTTAATTACATCGTTAGCATTATCGCCTGCATCTAGGGTATTAAGATCATCGATCTCAGCTACTTCAGATGACCCTTGCTTAGGCATAGAGGCGTCGCCGTTACCGGTTCCGCTGTTCATGCCTGATTTGGAATTATCTTTACCAACATTAATAGAAGGTTTTGTTCCTCCAGCGCTGATGGTTTCGAATGAAGCTTTCTGGGAACTACCTTGCATAGGTTGAGTTTTTTCGTACCCATCTTCTTCATTCAATTGCTGACTGCTTCCGCGGTTTAGCAATTCTTGAATTTTTTGCTCTACTGACATCCTGATCTCCTAAGAGTGTGTTTAACGTTATTATTTATATAAATTGGTTACTTGATAGTTCTTAAAAACTGTTCAAATACTTGTAGTTTGACTTTATTTAAATCGGCTTTAGAAGCTTTTTTAATAGTCTGCTGTGCTTGTTCAACCTGATAAGATTTCCATACACCGTTTTCAAGAATCCATTCCGCAGATTCCATAATACCCTGTACAAAGGCGTCGGGGGCAGAAGGGTCAGCGACAATGTCAACTGTAGCAAGATGAAAGTCGTCTTGTACCTCGTTAATGCCTTCTTTGTTCAATTTAACTGAACCCAACCCTCTAGATGAAACACCTAGACGAACACCTTCTTCAATAAAGTTCTTAGCTATCTTACCCATTGGAGTATCTAAGATTTTAGCTTTACCGTGTATATCATTTCCCTCAAATTTTAAACCTGTAATCAAATGTGATACCTGGTTTAAATTAATAGATGGATTTGGGGGGTGACCCAATTCCCCCAAGGAACGTTTTTCGTTAATTAAGTCCTGATATCTCTGGACTTCTCTCTCCATTATACCTCTACCATAACTTCTTCCATTACGGTTAGGTTTCTCAGCCTGCATAAAAATACCTTCAATATAGATATTTTTAGTACCATCTTCTTTTTTTTCTGTCAGGAACTTAATGTCCTGATTCATTTCAGTAATGAGTTTCATTATCTGTCCTTAGGTTCTAAGTTCTGACGATCAGGGTCAACAAATCCAGATTCTTTAGAGAATTGTAAAATAACCGTTCCACTTGCTGCACCTAGGTTAACATTAACGTTAGCATTAGCATCATCAATAAGAGATACACCAATATCTTTAGTAAAGCCAATATAATTTTGACCGGCGTTCATTGCAAAAACAATATTACCCTGTCTATTGACACTAGCAGCATTACCTACATCATAAGCAATATCGGTGATAGGCCAAAGTACGTTACCTTGGGTTTGGTTATTTGCGTATTGACCTGGGTAAAGAATGTTAGCCAAGAAAACATTAGCTTGCCCTGTACCTGTAATCTTAACAGCAGCTTGTCTTCTTGTATTTTTTAAAACGAATATATTAGCCATTTTTACTCTTCTTTATTTGATTGCATGTAATCTCTAACTGTACTAATATAATCAGCACTTAAGGTAATCTTACTTTGAACCCACTCGGCAATATTAGTATTATCCTCTAACATGTCATGAACAGTTTGTGCATTAGCAATAATAGACCTTAATTGAGACTTTGCCATATCACCCTCATAATCATACTCACGGGGGTCTCTAGCTTCAGCAACCTTCTTTGCTTGGGCAGTAGCAATAGCCATTTTTTTGGCCATTGGCATACCAGGATTAGAGCGATGAATGGCCTGGGCAATATCTTCCCGCTTTGTTTTTTCAGCCGGAGTAAGATGTTTTTCTAAGAGATCACTCTTCAGTTTCTGTAGCGTCTTCATCTTCCCCTTCTTGTTCTTCATATTCGATTTGACTATCTTCTTCGTCTTCGCTAGAGTAAATTGCTTGTGCAACTTCTACCTTAGCAACATCTAAAGCATCGGAAACTTTTAATCCAATAGCTTGATCAAAAATATTTTTAGCTTCAACATTATTACCAGCTAAAATGTCAGTAATCATCTGATCAATTAATTCTGTAGTATCCATTTTATTTCCTTAATAATATATTTATCGTGTTTTTTTCTGTTGCTGCAATTGTTGTTGCTGCAATTGTGCTTGTTGGTCTTGATTATCCATTGCAATAGCTTGATCAGCTCCAGGCATTCCTGGTTGTAATTCCATAGGATCATCTTCGTTCTGCTTAGCGATTTGTTCTACTTCTTTATCCGTTAACTTTAATACATTACGACGAATGTAATCTTTACTAAAATAAAGACCCACATAAGGTGTTATTTGATTAAGAACATCTACTCTATTACGTAGATTTTCTGCCTCTTTCATTTCTTGATAATATTGATCTTGTGCATATACATACACCATAGAATTTTTAATTTTATCCCAGTCTTCAGGAGTTATTACACCTTTTAAGACTAATTGGGTTTCCATTAAATCATCAAACAACGAATTAAATTTTCTACGAATACGAGTAATAAACTTTGCGAACTTCATTTCATCTCTTGAAATTTCAGCTGCTCGTCCAAAATTAAACCCCGACTGCTCTTCAAACCTAGAAGTAGGAATGTTTAAAGCCTGGTAAACTTTCTTTTGAAAGTATTCAATATCGGCAATTTGACCTAAGTTCTCACCACCAGGTAAGGTAGTAATTTCTGTACCTCTTCCACCCTCACGACGGGGTAACCAGAAATCTTCTAACATGGTCATAAATTTTCTATCGTCTTTAATTTCACCAGTAGTAGAATCATAGACAATTTTATTTCGATATCTGTTCATGATATCTTTCATATATTGCTCGGCCTTTACCTTTGGTAAATTACCTACATCAATATAGAATATTCTTCTCTCTGGTGCTCTACTTAGTCTATAAATGACCAAGGAGTCAGCCATCATTTTTAACTGGTTAACAGGCTTAATAGCTTTGTTTAAATAACCAATGACAACGTTTCTGTCTAAGTCTAACACACCAGATGGAACAAATGTAATGGTATCGGGAGATATCTTAATACCATTATTATTATTAGGATTTGTTCCTGGGGTATAATTTAACCCTTTTTCATTATAGATAAAAAATTCTTCTATAGTTTTAATTAAATCCACACCGGTTTGGGGATTTTTTTCTTTTTTAATCTCTCGTACTTTTTTAATTTTACGAGGATCAATATATCTTAATTCCTGAATACCTTGTTTAGGTTTCTTTGGATCTATAACTTTCTGATAATATAAACGACCGTCTACATACCATCTTCTGAAGATATCATGGGCTTTATCTTTAAAGTCCAGTAAATTAATTACTTCTTCGAAGGCCTCTTGTATGGAGCCTTTTATCTTATCAGAAAGATCTAGTGTATCTAAGTTTAGAGAAACTGGATCTTCTTCATCAACTGCGGCAATTGCTTCAGTAATAATTTCTTCGATTGCATTATCTACATCAGGGAAATTACTAATATCACGATAACGCGAAATCAGCTCGCTCTCTGAACGAGCTGCCGCATCAATATCAACATATGTACCATAATAGCCACCGGCGGCGACTACAGAGGTACCGTCATCAGATACCGGCGTTATAAACGATTGAGTCTTTAACGCCGGTTGTTTATCTTCTCGACCAATAGTAAAACCAAATAAATTAATTGCCATTATGTATAGTTCAAATTATTTAAAAGCACCACCAAAATTAACAATACTACCCAATGGGTTATTTGAAGTAACAAAATATTGATATTGGAAGGTTACTGTAAATGAAGATATCTGGTCATTAGCACCAAAATCCAAACCTACAGGTGATAGATCTACAGGAAACGCATCACGTATATTATATGACTTTAAAGCATTACCGTTTCTATCTAATTGGAATACTTGAAGGTCTCTTTGGTACTGTGAAGGTTGCAATTGACCGAATTTAGTAGCATAATCCTCCATACCACCCATCCATTGTTCCATTGCATTTCTAATTGACATATCTGCGTCATTTAAAACTGTAATGGTCCATGGTGCGTAAATACGATCACCTACAAACTTAACCTCACGACCTCTGTATTGCACAATAGCAGGGTTAACTGTTTGACCAGGTAACTCGGCTACTGATACTAAGAATGGTGCTCTTGCTACTGCAAGTGCCTGTCCAGTTACATACGTTGGGAATGATAACTGAACGGCAAATTGATTAGGACGTGCACCACCGTTGGTTAAAGCTGATTTAAAGCTTTCTACATTAAAAGTTGTTGCCATTTATTTCTCTCCTTTATTAAGCGCCGACTTCTTCGAAAGAAATGCCGGTACGGGTTGCAATAAAGTTGAGCTGTATGAAATTAATCGCACGAGCAGGCTTAATATAGATATCGGCAACAAAGCCGTTTGTGTCAATTACCTGTCCGGTGTTATTAGATTCATCGCAAACTACTTTAAAGTCAGTAATACCACGACGACCTTTTACGTCTCTTAAGAATGGTTCAACTAAATTCTTAAATTGTGCTCTTGTAAACGGATCGTTAAATTCAAACAACTGAAACTTAGAAGCAGTAGCAATTGCTTTTTCAAGCACAATAAACAATCTTCGAACGTTAATACGATCAAAAGCTGATGGTCTAGCCAACAATGTCTTATCACCGTAAAGTATCGTACCTTGACCGGGGAATGTAACTACAGGATTAACACCTGCTTTATACAGCGTATCACGATCTGTTGCAGAGGGTGAATAGGGCAATTTAACTACGTTCTTAAGTTGTCCACGATTGAAACCAGCAGGTGAGTACCAAGGATCAGCTACAAAATCTGTACGAACTAAAAGTCCAGCGGTATCTCCGTTCAGAGGTACATACCTATATTGATCGTTATAACGGTCATATTGATATTTCCATCCAGAGTCTAATACTGCATAAGAACTAGATGTTAATGTATTACGGAATGTAACAATATCGGTTGCTTCACTTCCAGCGTTATTTGAAACGTTGGTTAGCAATGGGGATATAAACACAACGCAATCTTTTCTTACTTCAGCAATACTTGAAATTGCATAGTTAGCTACTACAGCAGATGCACTACCCAATGGGAGTAAGGAGATGTCATACAATTCACTATTAGCAAATACTGATAATGCTGTTGTAATATTACCATCTGTTGGACTATCTCCAGAAACACCACCAGTTAAGGTAACGTTAGGTGAAGATGTTAGGTTAGAGAAGGCAGAAGCATTAGCTGTTGAACCAATAGTCTGGCCCCCAGCTACTGTTGCCACATTAGCAGTCTCATGGGCTCCCCACCAAATATATTTTGATTGGTTATTAATTACATCTTTATAGTATGAAGAAGTCCCGTCTGGTCTTGTAGCATCAACTGCTTTAGATACATAAGAGAATTTTTCTAGAACTGTATTAACTGTACCAGTAAATGAACCTAATGCATCAAAAACAATAATATGCATTTCATCATTAGAACCCCCTATAGCACTCACATAAGGTGATGTATTAGGCGCAGCATCAAAATTAGTTGCATATGCCCATGTTGAAAATGTATTAGCATCGGCTACTGATACTTTAATTGAATTACCTAAAACACCTGGATACTTTGCAATATACAGACCTTGTCCAGAACCACCATTAAGGTAAGATGCATTATAATGATCTTCACCTCTAACAATAATTGCTGTTGCTGATACGTTTGATTTTGCGTTTCTTGCTGTAGCTTCATTTACAACTCGGATAACTTGTAAGTTATTACCATAAGACAGAAAGTTAGCCGCTGTAAAGAATGAATTATAGGTAGTGCTGTTAGGCATACCAAATACAGTTACTAAATTGTTTTCTGTGCTTATTGTGGTAACCTGTCTTACAGGACCCCATTGAAATGCGCCAGCAAAACCGCCGGCTGTTGTAGCAACTGAAGGTACAACAGACGTTAAGTCTTGTTCCGTTACTAAAACGCCTGGTGAGAGCTGAAATGCCATTTTTTTATCTCCTTATAATGTTATTCCACATAACAAATTTTATACTAGTATATTTATAAATAACGAACTTTGACTAATTCCAGCGTCTTTCGCTAATAAAATCAGAGTAATCTTTTTTAAATCTATCAGTTAACCAAAGATCATCCCCATCAATTATAGCTTGTTCTTCCTCTGGAATACCATTATCAATAAACCCAAACGGTGTTAACTCGTCTTCAATAGTTTGCATTTGGGCACTATACATTGCTTGCCGATTGTTTACATTCATTAGATCTTTAAACATAGGATCATTTGTTGCCCATGCAAAAAGAACTAACGTCATTGTTAGATCGTCGTGATAACCCTCATCGGCTTGAAACACACCATTGTGTTCGATAAAGGTTGAAAACTCTGAAATAATATCTTGATCAAATACTAATAATTTATTTTCTTCTACTAATGACTTGAGTGTTGAACACCCAATTCGTTTAATTTGTTTTGTTGTTCTTACGCCTAAATTAGAATGCCTTCCAGAACTAGACATTACTTGTCCATATCTAGAATCACTTCCTACCCAGATCATATTCTCATATTCTAGGTCGTTGTGAATAATATCGGCAATTTGTTGCCCAATATCATTTATTTCTACTAGAACATACGCATTATAATAATCCTTACAAACTTTATGGATAACAGTAGGATATAATAATGGGCTTATTTTATTGTCTCTATATTTAGCTACAATTTTAAATGGAAATTCTGTTGTATCCATTAAGGTAAAGGCAGAATAATCGCCCCCAACCCCCCTTGATGTATCAACGGAACAAAAGTAGGTATGACCGGCAATTGGGTATTCTAAAACATCTAACCCGTCTTTAGAATGTAACCAACTAATAGGGGAAAGTCTTGCAATGGTATCAGGAGAAATTAATGTATTAGACGAACCAAGGAATGTGCATAACACCTCTTGATTAAATTTAAGTTCACCAAGAACGGCTTTTTGTTCTGCAGCCCATTTTTCATCTCTACCGGGTATCTTCCAATACTCAATTTGTAAAGGCACAAAGCCATTTCTTCCTTCAGTAGCATCATTCCAAAATTTCCAAAAGTGATTATAACCTAAAGGTGTGGAAGTTAATAATACTTTAGTGGTTTCCCCAGCCATAATAGTTGGATAGGTTGATGTAAAGAATTCTTCGGCTACATTATTTGGTATAATAGCTGCCTCGTCAATATACAGCCAGTTAACGGACTTACCTCGAATACCTGATGTAGAGGTAGCAGAGGTAAATACTTTAGATCCATTCTCTAATTCAACATCGCCTTTGTTCCAAGTCTTAATACCTTGTTGCATCCACAAGGGTAAATTCTCGTACATAATTTGATATCGACTTAGTACTTCTCTTGCAGCTGTGGACTTGTTAGCTAAAATAGCAATAGTCTTATTAGAATTAAAAATTGAATAATGTAAAATGCATGCAGCCGATGTAATAGTTTTACCCTGTTGACGACCTTCCATTAAAATAACTTTTCGGTTATTCATTATAGTATCAACTTTTTCTCTTTGACATTCATAGAGTTTAAACAAAATTAAACCTTGATCAAGAGAAACAATGTAGCAATAATTTTCAATAAAGTACTGGGGGTCTTCCTTACAACGCATTAACTCCTTAACCTGGTCGGCAGTATATTGCATCTCAAAGCCAATGGGCTTAAGTAAGGAATTACCATTGTAACTATTATCATCCATTAGATAACCTGTTCTTTTCACCGTTAATCATTTTCATAAGTTCAGAGGTAGAACCTGCAAACACTATATTATTTTGTGTACCAATACTTGTTGACTTACCGGATGCCTTATCAATATCTTTTTTAGTCTTATGGAGACCAACTAATTCTTTAGCAATCTCTGCTTGTGCTTTAACTAATTGCCCGGCTACTTCAAATGCTCTTGGGTGTTCAGAGTTCTTTGATATACTGATTA